CCTGCCTGAGTCCATGATTCGGTATCGGAATCAAAAGAGAGAAGTAGTCTAGAGCCAACAGTAGAGCCTTCACCTACCTCAGAAGAATATAGCCCCACCTCGTAGATTACGCCGTCGAATACTTCATCCATGACGCCCTTGAAAACCAACTTGTCTTCTACAAAGTTATAGGTTACTAGAGCAATATCGGTACGACCAATCTCGTAATCCAGACGTTCCTGTCCGGAGTTCTCTACGGATTCGCCTACGCCAAAAGCAATAGAGCGCGCCAAATCAGGCTCCCATCCAGCGAGGAATCGCTTGATGTGAACTTTGCCCAAGTTAGTAATCATGGAGTAATCACCTGTACGTTACCGTTGTCCTTCTTCACAACCCTGAATTCATACTTGTCAGCGCGGCCAATCTTGTCCACGTCAACAGTAAGGTCAACGACCTGAGAGCCGTCCCTCTTGGTTCGAATGGTTTGCTTGACGACCTCTAGGGACTTCGGCGAATTCACTCGCTTCTGCTCCTTGTCATCCTTATCCTTCTTCTTGCGCTTACCCTTCTTACCCTTCTTGCCGCCCTTTTTCTTGCCCTTCTTCTTTCGCTTCTTCTTCTTCTTTTTCTTCTTGCGCTTCTTCTTCTTTGGTTCGTCGTCATCGTCGTCTTCGTCATCGAAGTCGCCCTCGTCACCAATTTCTACGTCATCGTCGTACTCAAAAGTATCCGTACCCAATGGCACGGGGAAACGACTCGAAAGGACTCTCTTGCGGGCACTGCCCACACGCCTAATTGACATAGAGTTATTGTACAATCAAGGCAGGCCTAAGTCAATTTCGCCTTCTGAGCCTTAGCATTGTAGAAACGCCTTGGTCAAACGAAGTGCTAATAGACACTACGAAATACTGGTGTGTCGCGGCTGTCATGTCTTTGTCTGGATATTCTACTGCTACCACATCACCGATTTGGAACAGTGGGTTTCCAAATATCTCAACACTGATTTCGTCCACGCCCTCAGACCAGTGGTTGATAATCCAGTCAGAGATTTCCTTAGCGGCTTCCTTGGACTGAATCCAGTTGGAGTCAATTTCAGTGACAATCTCTCCACGCGCACGAATCTGCTGTTCGTTCTTGGCAATTACCTCTTCGCCCTCGTCAACAACCAGACCCCTACCGAACACGGTTAGGTACTGAGTTACTGGCTCTGCCCCCGGTTCTAGCAGCGTGTCTTCTCCTGCCAAAATGGCGTTGTATCGCTCTGTGTTGACCATGGTAAACCTAGCACCAAAAGAGTTGCTGCTGTAGTCGATTAGATACGCTGCCCAGTTGTTTGTGTGATATATGAACGAACTAGATACCGGCGCTGGGTCGAATCTTACTTCGAACTCCTTCAACTCATGAACGTATGGGCCAAACTCATCCATGAACCTCTGGTTCTTGTCAAAGATTGACTTCTTGGTTTTCTTCCTCTTATTGCGCTCACGACGAGTGTTTCGATGCTGCCACTCCTCGGCGTATGACCTTCCGGTGTATACACCAGTAATCCTGTGTAGTGAGGAGTATTCCCCGTCTGGCTCTGGGTCAGCCTGACGGCTGGATGCGTATAGGTACTCAAATGAGATATCGCTGATTCCTCGTGCGAACATGCCGAACTTGCCAGAAGGGGTTAGTTCCCACCCACCCGGAATGTTAAAGTTGAAGTATTCCTTTCCACGATAGAAAATCTTGATACGCTGGTCCCAGATAGAGTACCAGATATCTAGTTCTCCCCAGCCGTCGATAACAACCGGAGCAACCGCGCCCTTGTTCGGCCATGACGGAGACGTATTACCATTCTTGACAATGTAGAAGCGAATCTCGTTCTTGACCTCTCGGTCCTTCTCGCTAATCTGAGCGGTTGGACATAGTTCAACGTAGTATCCGTCCTGACCGCTACCCATGTTAAACACAATGCCGCCCGCTTGGTGTCTGGCGTTGCCACCATTGAAGACCATCTTCGTTCCGATGTAGCGCCATGGGGAGTCGCCCGGTACACCTCTGGTGGCATAAATCATTTCGTCGCCATTGTCCAAGAGTCCAGCGGTACGCAGGGCCACTTGAGAGGCGCGACGGTCAAAGGTAAATCCTCCACCGCTGCGCAAACCATTGCTGGTGTAGCGACTTACCGTGTAGCCCTCTGCGTCAACGGCATGCCTCTTGGTTGGAGTGTTCCATTGTCCGCGCTCCTTGATACGAAAACGCCCTGTGCAATGGTTCCAGTGTCGCAGCGTAGACACCACTCGTTCATTCAACTCGTCCTGTTCGGACTGAGTGGTAACCCAAGCGACCTGCCAGCCATTATCTTGATACTGGAACTCCTTGGCGTCGTACTCAATGACCTCGCCCTCGATGACGACCTGTCCCTGATGCGGCCAGAAAGCGGCCTCTCCACCGGGCATCGTAAATACGGTGGCGTCGGTCTCCACTGTATAAAGCAGAGGGCTGCTACGCAGCACCGTAGGGTCTTCACCCTCCCACACAGGGGAGTTCTCGGCAAACCCATTGCTCATGTCTGCCCAGTGCGTGTTCTTATAGATAATCTTGACGTAGTTAGAGCCGAACTCACCATTGCGGTCGACAGAAACGATATCTGCTAGTTGGTTGCCAGAAGTCTGACCACGCAACGTCCATACCGGCGCGGCATCTGGGGAGAAGGCATCCTCACGAGTCTTGACATTAAGGAATCCGTATTCGTCAAAATAGATAACGCTCTGGGATACGGTGGCTAGGTCGTCTAGAATCTCCCACACCGTCTGCTCGCCGTCAGTCCAGAAAATCGGTACCTCCAAGTCCTTGGCCCTAGTGGTGGTGTCGATGTTGTAGTAGTTCCACCCAACAGAATCACACAGGCGATACATAATCTCCGAGAACTTCATGCCCTCGTACTTAACTGCGTTCGGCTTTACTTCCCTTAGATGCTTGGACGCATCAGAGAGTTCAATTGTCGTTGTGCCGTCTGCGTCTTCGCTCCACTGGTCAGCATACAGCCTGAATTGCTGCACCTCGACATTACTGTTTCCAATCTTGTAGACCAGAGAATAAGTGACCTCAGCGTTCTGCTCAATCAGGTTGTGGTAAGGGGAGTCTTCGTTATCTCTTGAAAAGATGTTGTTGCCGTCTGCGTCCCTGTTCCACAGGGTAATGCTACCGCCGTTAGTGGTGATTGTACCTACCGGCGATACCACAGATGACTCACCAGCGTCGAAGTCATCGCTTGCGGAAATAACCATATCTGAGATGTCTCGCACCAAGCATGCAGACAACTCAATGAGAGACAGGTACGAACCCTGACCAGTAGTTGCTACAAGATTACCGCTCACGCGGGTGCGCGTGGCAGAGCCATCGACCAACTTACCGCCGCCCAATCGAGTACAGACAAATCTAACACCATTGATTGGCAGAGAAGCCGCGAGATTGGATGGTCGCTGGGTTGTCCAGTTGGTGCCACTCCAGAACACCTCGATTACTCCATTGTTCTGAACCGGAGCCAATACTGTGCTTACCCAGTTCTGCCCACCATCTTGAGTATACTGTACCTGATACTCCGTCGGGCTGGCCCATGTGTTCTCAACAACGACCCTAATCTTGTTGGCCTGAAAGGTCTCATCATAGACTACTGTCGGTACGCAGTTTGCTAGCGCACCGGTAGTATCGGAGGGGGTAGGACTCATCCAATACTTGTACTTGTCTCTGTCGGATGCTACATAGAACCGTGCGGTAGGCCAGTCGTTATAACTACTGGACGCATAAGCGTACCCAACACGAGCCTTGTTGATGCCCTTGGTTGGACGCCAAGGCTGAACGATAGAGTCAATTGGGTAAAAGTCCTCGTCGTTCTCTTCTACGGAAGCGGCTACGTTATTGAATACAGACAGGTCAAAGTAGCGGTTCATATTCCACTCGATGGTGGCCTTTGGAACCGCTGTCAGGTTGTGCTGTGTGCGAATTGCATTCGCTACTGTGGGCGCATTCTTCATCAGACTTCTTCCAACGTTACGCTAACTTCCCAGAGGTCACTTGCCCCACGCTTCACAACGTCCTTTGTGAAATCTGAGAACATCACTCGGGCGACATAGAAATCGTCGTCCTCGTACGGATAAACTGTTGCGGCGGAAAGGGTCGGCAGAGGCTTGGTGATTGCCGAACCATTACGCAGGACCATCAGGAATGGCCCGTCTTGGCTACGGTAATAGTCTTCCATCTGTCTACCCGACCATCCTCCATCAACAGTCTTCATGCCCGCCGTTTCGTTGGTGGATGGAAGATTTGTCCAAGATGCACTCCAAGAACGCTTCTTGGAAACTGTGTATCTGCGAAGCGTACCATCGGCCATGCGAGTCTTCTGCTCAATTCTCTCGTAGGTCTCGGAAAGAGGTGACCTACCGTGGTCTGTCACCTTTCGAAAAACGCCCCCAGAGTCGGCCCAAAACATAATTGCATTGTCCTTCCAACTCATGAGCGCCTCTTTCCAATAGTCCTGCTCTGAGGTTTGCGAGCATCCCTCTTGTCGATTTCCTGTACAACCTTTGTCACAATAGCGTCCGTATCCAATCCTTCACCATTAATGTCAATATCATACACTGTCTGACCTCCATTTGCAAAGTATTCACGCATTGCTGCGTCCATATCAGAAGTCAAACTCTTGGTGAGTACGCGCTCTCCATGGTGGAGGTTTGCTAGGGTGTTGTCGAATCGAACATTCGCCGCACCATCGCGTAGCGGAATGCCACGGCTTGCCAGATATCCAGAGGCATTGTAGTTTCCGTTTACATCCCAGTGGACGTGAGGACCAGAAGAGTTACCGGTAATTCCTGAACGGCCTAGCAAAGCACCCCCCTTAACCTCTTGTCCAGCGCCTACGTAGCGAGCAGATAGGTGGGCGGCACGCCAGATATTTCCTGAGGCGTCTCGCATAGCGATAGTTTCACCATATGAGCGGTATGCCTGTCCATTAGGGGCGATGGTGCCATTACCCGGGCTACCGCCCGAAGTGATTGCTCGTGAATCTGTGATAACACCATCAGAAATAGCATAGATTGGAGTACCCACCGGTACTTGGTAGTCGTGAGTGTTTCCCCACTGGTACCCGCCAACAGACGGCCTGCGCCACCCACCGACGCCCGGTACGTAACCAGCACCGTCAAAGCCTCCACTACCGGAGCCAATCTGGGACTTCGCTGCTGCATACGCCTTAGCGACATCGGCCTTGCGCTTTACGTTCTTCATAATACCAAACATCATGGAGCGCAGCAATCCACCGGCAACTACGCCAGCCATCGGCTCTCCACCAGTACCGCTGTCGGTTCCGAACTTGGCACCACCAGAGATTGCCTCTAGGATACCTGAATTGTTGGCTGCGTTCTTACGGTCAACGATGTATTCGCCATTCTGCGCACGAATCAGCAACTCGCTAGAGTGTAGGCCCTTGGTTGTGCGAGCGACACCCTTACGGGAGTTATTGGTACCGGCCCAACCACCTTCGTGGTTGGAAATCATTTCGTCTTCCTTGTTCTTGTTGCGACGATTTCCGTGCGTGCTTGCCGCGCCTGCGTCTCCATCCATCAAGTCCTTCATTTCTCCGGTCTTGATAAAGTGCTGGAACTGTGCCTTGGACTTGAATCCCATGGCGGTAATCATTGCATCAACCGCGCCTTCGCCCAACTGGCTCCATGCCGCATCGTTACGTAGTTCTAGGGCAGCAAGGCGTACACGCTCCTTCATTTCTCTACCCATGTAGGTAGACCAGTCTGTACCCTTGGCCTTCAAGATACCGCCGAACTTCTCATAGGAGATACCCACGTCTTCCATGTGAGCCTTTAGTTCTTTGTCGTTACGAGCAGTGAACGCTAGGAATAGAGCCATCTGGTCTTCGAAGGCCTGCTTGCGAGTATCCCACTCTTCTTGCTTAGCCTCCATGGCAGCCTTGGCGTCGGCCTCTAGAGCCTTCTTGCGCATATCAGATACCTTGTCGAGGTGAGCCTTTTCTGCCTTTTCGCGGGCATCCATGGCCTTCATCGCGGCATCTTTCTGAGCCTCGATATCTTCCTTGCGGTCCTCTAGTCGGTCAACCCTCTTGTCGGAAGCGCCCTGACTTGCATCTGCTGCGCGGTCGAAGACGCCCTTGGACTCACCAGCCTGAATATCGTTCGCAATCTGGGCAGCCTCGTCTAGTCGACCCTCGTTAAGTGCGATGTTGAAATCAATGTTCTTGTTGCGAGCATCGTTGAGACGCTCCATACGGTCCATCTCGGCTTCGAACATCTTTTGACGCTTGTCTTCGGCCTTTTCCTCAGCCTCGATAGCCTTTTCAACTTGGTCGATTCGACCTTCCCAATACTTCTCGGCACCGTCCTTGCGCTTCTCCCACTTGGCGTCGAGACCTGCGGAGCGGCGGTCCATCTCAGAGTCTAGTGCTGACTTGCGGTTATCCCAGTATGTCTGAGTAGCCTCGATATCTGCATCCATGCGGTTATCGAAGTCAGCAGTCATCATATCTGCCATATCCTGCTGGATACCGCCACGAATGTCTTGCATCATGTTAACCATGACATCAATACTTAGGTCTACGTCAGACAATCCGTCTAGGCTGCCCTTCAACCTTTGAACCTTACCTGTGGCCTCGTCAGTCTCAATTTGGAATCCACCCATGGTGTTGATGAGTAGTCCGAACTCGGAATCCGCATCCTGAATACCTAGTGCGTCCTTATAGACGTACAGTGTAGTAATCAACTTCTCCAGAGCAGCCTGCTGTTCTTCAAACTTCTGCTTCTCTTCCTCGCTCATGCCAGAGGTGTCAGTGTTTTGCATCTCGGTAAGCATGGCTTCGAAGTCCTTGCGCTGACTTGGGTCGAAGACCTCACCCATTACGTCACGGTACATCTGTCCGATATCAGAAATAGCAACGTCCAACTTGCTGGTGGTCTGTTGCCAGATACCGTCGTTGGTTAGTCCCCATTCGCCGATACGTGTTCCTAGAGTCTGAGCCTTAACGGCTGCGTCATCAAACAACTCTCCTAGGGTGTCTACATCCTTACCGGCAACGCCTAGTGCCTCTGCAATACCGCCGACCACGATGCGCTCTAGCGCCTCGGCCTCTTCGATGGCAGGGGCGAACGATGGGTTCATCCTTCTGAACTCTTCACGCATTTCTGTGGATAGTCCCATGTAGAAGTTGCGGAACTCGATTCCGCTATCCATCATCTTTTGTACCTGCGCCTCTGCCGCCTCAGCAGAAACTCCGGTAGCATCTGCGATAAACGCACCAGCAGCCAACTGGGCTGGGCGGGATGATGCCAGACGCTCACCTAGAGCCTCCCAAGGCCTTGCAATCTGGTTCTCCAACTCCTTGCGCATATTCTCACGCTCGGAAGTGGTGCCGGTCAAGAATCCCTGAGAGAAATACTTTCCGGCCTGAGCACCCAACTGAGTGACTTCCTTGTTGTTGTCTCCGATTCCTGTACGGTAGATATCCTGTACAGCGTAGGAGAACTGTCCTGCCCACTCGGTAGTTGACTTGCCCAATCGGCCAATAGAGTCTGCAAGCATTTCTGCCTTACCGGCAGCATACGTGTAGGTCTCTCCGGTGGCGACGAGGAATGCCTGAATCTCCTTGGTAGCCTCAGCCTGAGACATGCCAGCACCCTCAACCATGTCGATGTACTTGCCCATTAGGGCTACGTTTTGGGAAGCGCCATCCATATTGGTGAATGCCTTGGTGGCGTCCTTCTCGTCGTCAGAACGATAGAACTCTACTCTATCGGTAATATCTGTGTCGTTGGCACCGGCTCTCTGGGCTGCCGCCAACTTCCTGTATCCATCTAGAGCCTTGCCAGACGCCTGTGCCCAGCGCTCAGTCTGAGAGAGCAACTTCGCATTGTTGCGGTCAATCTCTTCTTGCTCCTTCTTGATATCGTTAAAGTGCTTCCATGTAAAGTAGGCAGCGGTACCAATCGCTGCAATACCTACACCGACTAGACCACCTAGGCCTACCATACCAACAAGCGCCTTACCCATACCGGCAAAACTTGCACGGCTCAGCATGGCAGTGGTGTTCATGGCAGCCAACTTTGCGGTAAGAACGGTAGCGGCAGTTCCGGCAGCAGCCAGAGCCTTACCTAGTGCCATGGCCGCAGGCACGGCCACGCTTCCAATCATTACCCACTTAGCGATATTGTTCGCTGTCTCGTTGGACGAGAACATCATGGTTGCCATGCTTGCGCTCATAGCAGCGGTAGATACAGCAGCACCAGCCGCTAGCACCTTGGTCTTGGCGCGAGAAGCGGCTTCGTCCTTTGCAGCCTTTGCCTGTACCTGTGCGGCCACAGCAGTGGCCTGCTGTTGCTGGGTAATGTAGGCTGCGTTACGGTCATCAATGTATTGTGCTGCCTGCGCACGCGCAGCAGCCTCACCAATCTGACGACGCTGGCCGTTACGGTCAGTACCCCAATACTGTACTCGGTCGTTCTTGGTGAGGATGGCGTGTTCTTGCAAGAGTCGATTTTCAATCTGCATCTGACGAATTCGCTCGTCCTCAATCTTCTTGCGAGCAGCACTCATCTTCATGGATACTCCCATAGCGGCGGCTTCCTTCTGGGAAGCAGTTGTTGCGGCCTGTTGTGCCGCTACCAACTTCTCCATGGTGGCATTAAGGCTTGTTACGGCGCGAGTGTTTGCTAGGTGCTGTGTCTCGGCCATCTTGGCGGCAGCAGCATAGATTCTACTCTCTCTATCGGCAATAGTCATGCTACCGGTAAGTCTGCCAAACATGGTAATCATACCGGCGACAGCCTTGATACCATTACCAAATAGGTTACCGAATAGACCAGCCAACATGACTACCGGACCGGCTACCGCCGCGATTGCGACAGACCATCCTAGAATCTTCTTGGCTAGGTCAGGCATGTCATTCACTGCCCCGATAATCTTGGCTAGGGTCTCTAGAATCTGAGTACCGGCCTCTAGGAACGGCATACCCATCTCACCCATGACAATCTTGATTTCTTCTAGAGCAGCCTTGAACCTACCAGAGACAGACTGCTGTAGCGCCTCAATCTCAGTCTGGGCGGTCTCTGCCCACTGCTCGGTGGACAGACCGGCAACACGGGCAGCCTCGGAAACCTGTCCGGTACCCTCTTGTAGTTGCCCCATACCTTCGGCCAGAGCGGTCATACGCGCTACCTGATAGGAACCGAACAAACCGGCGAACACGTCTCGCTTTGCGTCGTCTCCCAAGTTCTTGGTAATGGCATTCAACTTGGTAAAGATATCAATAAGTCCATTGGAACTGTCAACCAGTTCAACGATGGACTTTCCAGTCATCGCCTCAAACTCTTCCTGTACTTGCTTGGACGGACGAGAGAGTCGCTGCATGGTTGCCTTTAGGGCGTTAGCGCCTTCGGACGCATTAATACCGCGCTCCTTCATGGCAGTCATCAAAATACCAAGTTCCTTGATGTCTCCACCGAAGGCCTTTACGGCAGCGGAGGCTACCGGGATAGCGATAGCAAAGTCCTCGGTAGCAAGGGAGGTTGCGTTTTCAGTAGCGTTTAGGTAGTTGAACGTGTCTGCCAATTCTTGGCTGTTCATCTGCCAAATCTGCTGCAAGGCAATGGCAGCCTCAGTAGCAACGTTGTGCTCCAACTCACCAAGGGTAGAGATACGCATAATCTCAGCGGTATTCTTCTGTAGTTCAAAACCGGTCTGACCGGTTGCCGCCAACTCAGCCTGTACATTTAGGGTATCGTTAATGGCTGCCTGATACTCACGGGCTGCCATACGAGCAGTGTCGTAACCAGCGGCACGAAGTTCTGCGGTCTCCTTCTCCCACGCAGCAAGGTCTTGCGCACGGCTAGCCTGCGTGTCGTACACCTTCGCAATTCGGGTGAACTCCTTGTCCACCTGATAAGCCATGACTCCTGCTGCGGCTCCGAAGGCTGCAATAGGCATGGTGAAACCAACCATCAACTGCCTACCGGCCCACTGGGTATTCTTACCCCAGTTGACCATCTGGGTAGCGCCAGACTTTAGTTGTTCATTGAACCACGATAGTCTGCGACCGGCAGTGTCTAGGTTCTTCTCGTATTCCTTTGGCCAGATAACGTCGAAGGTCTGCTTGCCTCGCAGGGAGGATGCCGGATTTTGGCGAACAATCATCTGCTCCATGGCAAGTTGTTCGCGGTAAGCAGCGGTAGCAATCTTACGCTGCTTAATCATTTCGCGGAAGCCAATCTTCTGCGCGTTCAACTTCTTGACGTATTCGTCTGTGGCAGCATTAACACGGACCTGCTGTGTTTCAAACAGGCCCGTGGATGCCGCTGCATCGCGGAACTGGCGCGAATTGATTTCCGCTGCCTTGGCTAGACGCCTGAATCCAGAGGGGTCGACAGACTTCTGGGTGCTGAGCATATCGGCTAGTGAGCCGTTTAGAGCAGCAACCTGTGCCTGTAGGGCGGCGAACTCAGCCTGTACAGGCTTTAGGTTCGAACTACCCTCGATTCTTACGCCAATGTTTGGTATCTTAGTTCAGTCCTTATCCTTGATAATCAATGCCCATATCCATGAAGTCTAGTTGTTCCTCATCAATACCGGCGAGTCTTGCTTCGGCACGGCGCTTTACCTCTTCGAAGGTAGCGACATGCTCGGTTTCCGGCTCTGGCAATTCGATGCCCTTTAGCGCTGCCATGAACTTGCGCTCTGCCCACTCTTCCTCGGAGTGAGCCTTTAGTAGCCCTGTGAGTTCTGGGAGGCTGAGACATTCCTCAACCTCCTCTACACTCTTCCAAGGTCCAATGAGCATTGCGCGAAGTATCATAGGTGCTAGGTCAAATTCTGCCCAAGTTACTGAGTCACCTGAGCCTGAATTGCCTCCTGTAGTTTTGGGTCATTCAACTTCAAATCTCCGCAGATATCGAGAATCTCATAGATGGTCTCAATGTCGAGAACCTCTTCTAGGTACTCTCGGTATTCGTCAGTAAGGAACTTGCCCTTCTCCTGCTCCTCTGCGCTCGGGCGTGTACCCGAATCGAACTTACCCAACTTCTTGAAGGTATCCTCTAGAGAGATACCGGCACAACTGATGAGAACAGTGAATCCATCTTCACCCTTCTTCTCATCAATATCTCCAATACTCTCCCACGCCTTCATAAATCTACGTAGACGTGCAATAGGGAGTGGTCGGAGCAAAACGTCCGTGCCATCCTGTAGAGTGATTTCCTTCTTCTTGTATACTTCGGTTGCCAATTTTTCCTCCTTGGTTTGGTACGGCTATTCTAACAGTATCTTTGTAATTGAGCAAATAAATGCAAACAACCCGCACCGAAGTGCGGGTTGTTGCTTAAGACTGTGTATCTATCACGCGGTCCAGCGGGTGTCGCGGACAACTCCATACTTTCCGTTGTCGTCAGGCATAGCCCTGAACGTTACAGGAATGGTAGATGCGTCAGCACGAGCCACAGAAACGGTAGCCGCCTCAGTGGAAAGAACTCGGTATGCGTAGTAAACACGCTCACCGTACGCACCGCCTGCTGTTGCACGTGGGGAGTTACCGATTGCGATGAGGGCGCGCTCTAGAGGAGCCTCACCAAGGGTACCACCAAGTACGTCAATCTGCTCAAAGGTACCGGCTGGCGGTCCAGTGATGGAACCAGTATCAATGTCGGCTGGCTGGCCCCATGCTACTAGCAAGTTCTCCAAGGTTGCCTCAGCAAAAGTAGTGCTGATGGTCAGTCCCATACCGTCCTTAAAGATAAGGGCGGCGTCTAGCAACTGGTCAACCTCGACCTCACCGTAGGAAGGGTCAGTAGCAATCTCTAGACCGTCCTGAGTAAAACCAACGTTCCTCCATCCAGTTGGAAGGGTTGGTGTTGCTGGGGTTACCCACGCTGCGCGGGAAACGTCCTCCAAGTCAATTAGTGTGTCGCTGGTTGGACCGATAAAGACGGCTGCCGCTCCAACGATAAGGTTACGCTTATTTCCTAGTGCCATATTATGTCACCTCCTGTGTAATAAAGTGTTCGCGCTTTCTCATTGCCAATGATACAATCGAATTCGTCAAAAAGCAAAATCACAAAACAGGACGGGTATTCAATGGGTCTGGGGAGTTTTCGTATTCAGTGTAGTAGTCAAATTCAATAGAGATGACCCCCACCATTTCTCCACCCTCAGTGGTCGCTGGTGCGCCACCATCAGAAAACGTCACGTACACCGTACCAAAACCAATGGAGTTCCAAGGTGACCCCTTTAGGTCCATGTATTCGTTGATGTCTCTTGCTGCTTCATCATACCTGTTTAGTGCTTCCTTTAGGATTGTCATGGTGCGGGTAAGACGACGAAGGTTTGTGTCTCTTACTGCAAAGGACATGGCTCCCCTACCGCGCATCCACATGGTGCCAGTACGCAAATCAGAGAACTGGTATACGATTGTAGGGCCGGGGAACTGCTCTAGGTCAGCATCTTCTCCCAAAGGAACTACCGGCGTCAAGCCGCCATAGTTGGCCTCGTTCCAGTCGGTAGGTTCGTTAGTCTTTAGCAGAGCCCAAATATACTGCCTGATTAGATATGCTGGAACAATGGCTGGACTCGTCATAGTACCTTCACCCTACCCATGGCGTCTCGTGCAGAAATCTGCCATTGCTTCATAGTCTTTCTCCTCTTGGCTTCTGCCACGCCCTTAATATTTACTGCGGCAGACGGCTTTAGCGCGGACTTCGCTGGCGGATTCTTTCTCTGGAAGTCGGCTACGTCTCTATTGAACTCTTCTAGCATCTCAGACTCTAGTTCTACCGCGCCCTGCTCTGCCCACCATCCCGCAAAGAATGCGGTGAACTGACCTGCGCCACCGGTCCATTGACCGGGACGCGATGCAATGGCCTTACGGAAAGCGAAGCCTCGCTCGCGCTCCCGTTCGGTTGGGTTGTTGATTCCTTGATTCAATGGAACAAACAGCGCCTTAGCGCCCTGCACCCTAATCATAACAGTCTTGTTGTTTTCTACTGTCTCGGCCTTCTGCCTCCAGATGTATTCCTTGCCCTGATTGACTTGTAGCCTGTCTGGCTCAAAGGCGTCAGAGTCAATCCCGGTGTTCTCTGGGGTCTTGGGTGGGTTTGGCTGTACGGCAGAGCGGAACTCAAAAGTAATCATCTTCTTACCGCCTCCACCTACGAGGAATGAACGCCACAACCTAGAGGTCTGACTCATTGGGTCGAGCGTGCCACTCTCTCCTGTGTATGTGCCAACCCCTCTAGTACCATATTCATACATGTGTGAGAAGTCGAAATCATCAGCGCTCAACGCTGCGGACATGTTGAACTTCTGGTCGGCCACTTCGAACGCACGAGTAATCAGCGAGTCCATGTATTCTGGCTGGTCGATTCCTTCGGCCATACCGCGCCACTTGCCAATCTCTTCGGCCAAGTCTTCTAGGTTGTTTGCAAAGTTAATCATCAGATTTCTGTAGCCCTCTCTAGTAGGACAAACTGCTCGACCACATTGTTGAATGCATCAAACAGCGGAGTTACTCCGTTGACATTGAATACCGTCGCCCTTAGCGAATCAGCGTCTCCTGCCACGTAGTATTCTTCGTCCAGCCAACGCACTCTACCGGCCCTGTCGCGGATGTTTGTAATTCGGTCGCGCTTGGTTATCAAAGTATTTCCGGGCACCCACATCTTCACAAAGTCGATGTTCTCGTAGGTCTCTCCAAAGCGCTCAGTCGTACCGGCAACACGAATACCGCCATCTACAATTCCTCGTGCAATGCATGGAATATTTTGACGAACAGTTACCGTGTTCGAATTCGTTGTACCCGGTGGCTGGAATCCCGGATAATAGGTTGGCTCAACTGGGTAAGGGGTCCACACCTTTACGATTTGTCCGGTCAACGGGTCTTGAGAATCAGTCCATTCACCGTACTCGTCTAGGTCAATTTCTTCGTTGTCTGGGCCGGTAATGTCCTCTACAACATCACCACGATGCAACAGTGTTGCACTCATGGTCATGCGCCCAGCCGTAAGGCATGACAGCGCCATCAGATGACACCCCAGCCTCGCGTGGTTACGTATTCGCTGAGCAACTGGTCAGCGCGGACATTTCCAGTACGTACGAACGCGCCAGAGTTGAACTGGATTCGCCAGTCGGCGGCAGTCATGGAAGTCAGGTACCTGTCTCGATACTGGGAGTCGGCACACGCATAGTCGTTAACCAGAAGGCGTGCGGCCTCCTTGACACTTTCCGGTACCGCCTCGTAACCCCAAACACCACTGATTGGGTATATGACGCCCTCCTTGAATTCTTGCCATGTCACGCCATAAGGGTTGTGGATTACTCCACCCGTGTGCATGTGTAGTCCATGATAATCTGCCTTGACCGGTGGTACGCCAAACTTGTGGTACCTAAGGGTATACCCGCCATCACCGATAACGAAGTCTGCCTGATTGACAACTACTCCGTCAAAGGTGGTTAGAGACATAAGCCTGCGAGGAAGTCTAAGGATGCCGCCGCCATTGGACTTGGCATTCAGAGTTCCGATAAAATGTCCGAACTCCTGACCAGTGTAGGCCTGAATAATATGACGTACAGCCTTCTCAATTCTGAGCACCTCGGCGTCTGTCGCCGTATCCCATACCTGTCGAATCTCTGTAGGAGTAAGAATTGGAGTAACCATCTCCACCGGCACCATCTTGTTGACGGTGTAGATTTCTCCATTCGCTGGGTCGGTGTAGGTGATGGCCCAGTAAATGTCTACCTTGCCGTCGAACTGGTTGAGGAACATCGGAATTGTCGTGCTCAACTCATTTGCCAATGGAGTGACATTCGGAAACTCGTATACCTCTACCCCGTCCTTGTATGCGTAAATATCCACGTTGGTCAACGTGGATGGGTCAGAGAATGGGATAGTAACCACTCGCTG